CATCCTCATAAGCTCCAATGCACTTAGCACTGCTGCTTAGTGATGCACCCTCAAAAGATAAAGACGTAAGCTCTATGTTGCCCATCGAGTTCTCTATAACACCAATCTCAGACTGCTCCGTAGAACCCATTCTGATATTCAATGCATCGATATACTCACCATTAGGCACAAGTCGTTCATCAACGACCTTATTCATCCTGCCTAACGTAAAATTCCTTGTTAGTTTTGCCATATTATTTTAACCACTTATCTTGTCCTCTAAGATTCATTAGCAATCGACCTGGGTGTATGTTACTTATTCTTATCTTAGCATTCCTTAAAAGTGCTGTTTTTCTTTTTCTTGACCTACTTACGATGTACTCCTGAACGCCTACCTTTGAGTTTAGTATAGCAAACTCTATAGCCGCGTACACATACTCTTCAAATAGTTTATTTACGCTTACGCTTGCATCGTTACCATTCTCCATACCATCAGAAATGTACTCAAGTACAACCAATTCTCCCTGTATGCCTGAGCTAAAGTTTATTACACCGCCCTTTTTATTTATGCTAAATGTTGCATTTGCGTTAGCCGTCTCAGTATTTAATCCGAAACGAGCGCCTATTCCTCTGCTAAAGTACCAATCTCCATTGTAATTATATCCCAAAGTTCCATTATATGGTGAGCCACCATTTAGGTAGATACTTAGACCCATTCCAAATATTCTCTGATAATCTAATTCAGAGAATGCAGGAGACAGTGCATTACCATCAATGTCAAATAAAATTGTACCTGTAGCATCTTGTAGATATGCCTTTGACCAATTGGTCTGAATGTTTTCACTTAGCGGATGCAGTATCCCTTCTCTTTCAATTGATATCCTAACCCAATTAACAAAATCACTTGGAAGGATATACCTTAATTGGTCGTCTACGCTCAACTCTAATACCTTAATCTCTTTAAAGGCATCGTAGTTTAGCTCTTGTATAGCTCTTTTTGCGTGGAATAGAATCTTAAATCTCTCTTCGTTATTAACTAAGTTATGATTACCTGAGTAGATAAGCATAAAATTATTAACGATATCATATAGCGATACGTATTGAAACGACCCCCAATTGGCATCGATTGGAGACGCTCCACCATTTTCGTAGTATTGATACTGTGATATATATGCCATAATTATTGTTGTTGTTGTGCGTTAGCTTGCTCTTGCGCCTGTCCAAATTGAACTGCAGCAATCTCTCTGATAGACATACCCGCAAGTTGTAATATTTTATTTACCAATGTAGGCTCTTCCTCAAGTGGCAATTCAAAATCTTGATAGTCAGGTTGAGATTGGTCAAAGGCAGGCTCTCCATTTACCAATGTAATGAATGTCCACTTAGGGTCTTTTGGATACCTAATGTACTGACAAAGAACTTGACCTATATGGTTAATTGTTGCAGGGTAAGGTGTCATTATAAACTCCTCCTCTGCATACGCAGGATAGGTTAATGTTGGTTTTGCTATTAGTGAGTTATTCAAGATAGTAATCTTATTTAAAGAAACTTTCTCTGCCTCCTGTAGCGATGGTGAATATATGCTGTAACTAATACCTACAGAATCCCAAGGAGTAGCTGTTATATTACTCTGCGTCGTAGTTATAGCTATTGAGCTATTGACCGTTACCACTGTTACATACTGAGTTATACCACCCCTAATAAATGCTATTATATCACCTGCCGCAACACCATTTGCTGTGAATGCTCCTAAAGAATCAATTAACACTAAATCACTAACATCGATAGCTGTGCTTATTCCATTAACTTTATTTGTTGAGTATATCAACATCTTTCCAATTGTATAGTACTCAGAACCCGTGGTCGATGTGGATGGCATAAAGTATGAATTACTCGCCAATGGACTATTTGCATTAAGAACTAATGCATCCGATATAGAGAAGAACTCAATATCCTCCATAACTTTCTTGATATCAGAGTAACCTGTTCCTTGAAGTCTTGAGTTTTCTTTATTTATTTGGTAATTATACCTTGGAAAGTATCCTATAAATATATCTAACTGAGCTTGCTTCGCAAACAAATTGAAATCTGATGGAGAAATATACCCATAGTTATTTTTATTTAATATAGATAATACTGTTGCTCTGACTGAATTTATCATTTGTAAACCTTTCTACAAAGATAATAAAAAAAAAGAACCCCTTATAACTAAATAAGAGGCTCTAAATTTAATGTTTATATTACAATAACTTTTCGAGTATTTTATAGCTCTCTAAGCCATCATCTGATTGGAAGAATGATGCTACAATTGAGTATGCATCCTCTCCAAATGGAATGTTCAATAATTTTGTTTTATTGGTGTTAGTGTTAAACCAAACTTCTTTTTGGTTCTTTCTAAATGTCAATAACCCCTTATCAAAGAATAATGTCACCGTTGACTGAAGCTTTAAGCTTGGGTCGTTAACGATATCCAAGAATTGATGTGGGCTATTCTTAGCATATACCAAGATATCTCTTTTTAACTCAGCCGTTGTAACCTTGGTCACGTCTTTGTTAAATAATACCCTTGATACCATCTCAACCTGTTCAATGTTCATCTCCCTTGCAGCGATAAGCGCATCAACCTCGTGGTTTAATCTTTCTACCTCTACGGCTGCATCCTTCTCGTTATCAACCTCAACGAATTTAATTCCGTTTAGTGGGTGGTAATACAAGAACTGTTGCAGTACAGGGTTTGTGCGAGGAACTGATAAGAAACCATCCTCAAAGATAATTGGTTCTAAAATAACATTACCATCCTGCTCCTCCTCAAAAGGTGACTTTTGATTTCTTGCGTAGCGTAATGTTCTATTGGTGTTTGTCTCTTCATCGAAATACAATAAAGGGAACTGTGCTGTGTGCCTTGTTGGTATCATAAAAGATAGTGGCGCTTCAGACTTCGTTAATTTGTAGACTTTATCTACACTGATTGTTTGTTTTTTCATTTGATATAATTAAAATTAAAAAAAGGAAGTGTGTCTTCAAAGACACACCTCCAATTAAGTATAGTATTAGCTTTGGAACAAGAAGAAGTTATTAGCTCCTAATGTACAAACTGCTCTTTCTGACAAGAAGTTTACCTCCATTGCATCAAGGTCACTTGTTTCAGCTCCACCCGCAGAACCTGTAATCCAAGTCTTGTAGCGTCTGTTCTCAGTTTCTGATGCACGGTATCTAACGTGTAAGAACGGTCTCTTAGCATTTTTGCCTAAGATTTGGTCGTATACAGTTGTAGAACCCGCAGGAACTAACAAACCACTTACCTTACCTGAACCTGCAGAGGTTGGAAGACCACCACGCATAGTTGGGTCGTTTAGGTATTTCCAATCAGATTTGTAGAAATCGTAACCTCTACGGAATCCTGAGAAACCTAAGTTCAACGCCATATTTGTGTCGTTCTCGAACAAACCAAATGATGCTGCATTTGCAGAAGATGCACCTGCGTATCCGTTGATTGTTGCTAACATATCATCGATACCAAAGCTAAACGCTCTGTCTACGAAGATTACGTTCTCCTCAATTGCACCTTGCTTATCTAAACGAGAAACAATGGTATCAAAATCAGGTAAAGATACAGGGAAACCTGCACCCCACACGTTACCTCTTTCGTTAACTGTGTAGAAGATACCTTTAGAACCTTTGTTTCCTACATCACCTGTAGTAGCAATTGCACCTGAACCTACTTCAGCAGGAACAGCTTCAATCATTGCGGTCTCTAAGTAGTCATCAAAACGTAAACGAGTTTCGTGTTCAGACTTCAAGTACCACAAGAATCCTGTAGCACCATTCTCAGTTGTTACTTCAACCCAACCGATTTGAGCCATATCAGAACCTGATACTGAATACTTGTCTTTGATGATGATTGGAGAGTTATCAAAAATCTCATCGTCAGCCTCTAAAGAACCAACCATTCCGTTAGTACCTTTCTTGAACTCAGAACCATAAATGAATACGGTGTAGATGTTACCTGCAGAAGAGTTGGTAATACCTGAAGCATTGTAGAATGCTACTGTGAAAGTTTTCAAAGTTGTGTCAACTGCAGTAACAATTGCTTTGTAGTTAGAACCACCTGCGTTTGCTGTAAGCATAACAGTTTGTCCTACTCTGATAGCGATTGAACCACTCGCAGCACTAACAAATGCAGGAATCAAGGTATCGTTAACCGTAAACACAGCAGTGTCAGAAGTTGTTAATACAGTTGTAGTACAGTTTGTGTACTTAACGTGTAGACGACCTTGTTCTGCCCATTTGATTAGGTCAGAGTTAGAGGGCATTTCAGCTCCTACCATACGTAGGAAAGAAGAAATTGTTCTATTACCATATCTTTCAAATTCTTTTTCGTAGGTATCAGGAAGATACTGACTCAAGAAGTCGAAGTTGGTAATGTAGTTTGTTTTTAGTGGGACTTGTTGCGCACTCGGCTGCAACGCAAATCCAGGTACTGATTGTACGGCCATTTTTTTGTTTTTTTAATTTTTACTTTTGCTTTTAATTCGTAGACTACGACCTGAGTCTTGGTCTACAGCTCTTATCTGCGTTCCTCCAACCGAAGCGCTTTGTGGTGCTTGACGCGTAGACATATTTACATTTTTAGTCTTGCGCATCACATCATCAACCGCCTCTGATTTGCCTTGCTCATAAAAGAACTTAGCAAACTTTTCAGGATTCATCGCTACCGCCAATGCCTTGTGATATCCAACAGGGTCTTTTAACAGACCATCCTCGCCAATAAACTTCTTGCTGAAGTTTGATGGGTCGCTGTGGATTTTTTTAAGTTCCGCTGCATCTGCAGGCACATAAACAAGTTTGTTATCCTCAAGACTAAACTCAAAACCTTTGAACTCACTCCCAAAAACCTCACTTGTCTTTTGTTGATACCATTGCTCTCTGCGTTGGTTTTGCTCACTTAAAGACACCGACTCTTGAATGTATCGCTTATACTCCTCTAACTGTTTTGTATCCTCATCAGAAATTGTTTTACCCACTGACTCAGTAGGCATTTTGTACTTTTCCTTTTCAGATTCAAAATACTCTTTGGCTTTAGCGACCATTTTCTTTTTTTCTAATTTAACTTTCTTGACTGTTTGGTCATCGTCAAGTTCTTCATCGTAAGAATACCCCTCCATAATAGAATCGATATCCTCATTATCCAAACCCTTCTCTGTCGCTACAAGATAGTCTCTTAGTATCTTATCAGGCGTTAGGTCATTTAGATTTTTATTCAACTTGACAAAATCCTCAATCCCTCTACCCGTTTCTTTTTTATACTTAAAGTAAGCAGCAACATCCTCAGGAAGGGCCTCAGCCTCTTGTCTTTCCCTTGTCAACTCCTCTATAGAGTTAATCTGCTTACCGTACCTCTTCTCAATATATGAAAGAACGTCCTCATCCTTCATCTCCATTTTCTCAGGAACAACTGCAGTATTTACTACTGTCTCAGCTGTGGTTTCTGTAGCAATATTTTGCTCTTCGTGTTTGTTAAGCAACTCTTGCTCTATCTCCTGCGTTGATTTCTCAACTGCTGTTCCAACCGATTTTACTGTAAAACTCATATTAAATTAAATTATTTGCAAAGTTAGTGAAAATATATTAATATATTTTTCTTGTCTATCTTGGATTAAATTGCGCCAAATCAAAACCATCTAAACTATCTTCATTCGACTCAAACGTCATAGGCGGTAAATTATTCTTTCTTTGGTTTATCAACTTTGACTGCTGTGTATTCTGAAGCGCTATCCTGTCTGACTTAGCCTTTTCCTTTTCTGTCTCTCTTGCTTGCAAAGATGCCATATCCATACCATTTAGCTGCATACTAAGATTAAACTCCTGCTGCATCAACTGAGCCTTCAACTGAGCCTCTATCTTCATCTTCTCGATGTCAAATGAAATCTCAGCCTGCTTAAGCTGCATCTTACCCTGTATCTCTGCCTGCTGCTTTTGCATAGACATCTCAGCAGCCATCTGTTGGGACTGAGCCTGAATCTGTGCCTGCATAGCCTGAGCCTGCATAGCCATCTTCTCTTCTCTGTCCTGCTTTGACTTACGCTTAAGCTTTAGTAACTGATTTGCTACCTTTATATTTTTAATCTCTCTGATATCTATCGCATCCTCAAGGTTAATGTCTCCCTTAGTTAGAGCTGTCTGAATATTCTGCTCAAGCTGTGCCTTTTGCTCCTCGTCAGGTGATACCTCTATAAAGATACCAAAGTCATATATGTACAGGTCTTTGATGCTATTCAGTATATTTACGTTGTACTTACCGATTTGGTTTGTAAACTCATCCCTAAAGTCAGCGTACTCAAGGATATCAGATATCCTGTAGGTTAACGCCTCCGCTAATGTTCTGTATATGTACAGGCTACTCTCAAGGATGTGCCTTGTAGCTGTGTTTGAATTTAATGCCGCTAGCTTTTGTACACCAACCAATGCATTTGGGTCAGGCGTACTTCCATCCCTTGCCTCATTCAATCCCGTAACCTGCCTAATCTGACTTAGGTAGTGGTTATAGTTTGATAGCAGCATCTGAGTCTTAGAAGCNCCTGAGTTTGATGTTAGCTGTGTGATTGGAACTCTTGCATTGTTAAAGTCTCCNTCCTGCGTAAANCTTCTTCCGATAACGCTACCCGTTTGGAAGTATAGTCTTAGTGCATCCTCAGGGTTATAGGCTGCGCCTGTTCCCAAGTCAACCTCGTTTAATCCATCGGCATCAATAAATACACCATCAGGCACTACCTTAGATATTACCTGCTGTAACTTTAGGTGGGTTATCTGAATCAAATCAGCAAAAGGAATCATCCTTCTTGTTAACGACTCGATAACGCCCTTGTACATCCTTGGCGCACAGGCTACGTAGTTTGGCATTGCGTGCTGAGTGGCAGACTTTGGTCTAACCATATTCTCGGCCATCTCCCACTTAATTAAAAAGTTAGTACCCATAACCATAATACCCTCGTACCATACGTCAATTGTCTTTGACACCTTCTCAAAGTTTCCATCATCCATCATCTCCTGAGGTGGGTTGAACGTGTCATCCTTCTCAATCATCTTAATGTTTCCTGTGTCAGAAGTTTTCTTTTTGTAAACTATATCCTTTGTGGTCTTATAGTTAAAGTACAGTAAAGTAGTGGTATCCTTAAAGAATATATCGTTGTTATAGAACTGTGCTACGTTGTAGTAATCCCACCAACTCTGACTGTAATTTGAAATCTCTTCCAAATCAGCATTGGTTAGTTTTGGGTCAATCTTTTTTAGTTCATTAATCGGAACGGTCTTTATCTCGCCCCAATAGAAACAATCCTTAAAGAATGGGTCTTCGGTATAACTGTAAATAACACTTGCNGGGTCTACGTAAGATATCCTAACGCCATCACCCTTCAAGAACTCGTGCTTTGCAATACCTATACCTATAACCGTTTGGTCGTAGTCAACTCTTTTACGGATATCGTCGTAATGGTTTGCCTCAAATATTGTATTGATAGCTGTCTCCTCCGCTATCTCAATCGCAGGCTTATAGTTAAGCTGCATATACAGCGCTAACTCCTCGTCTGTGTTTGGTAAATCTGCGGGGTCTGTGACAAATGGATTAGCGCCCGTCTTATCCATAATTGTTTGTAAAATTGGCTTTGCCACCATCTGCCCCTCAATCATATCTTGGTAAGAGCTTCTATGCTCCTGAGACATCGCATCCTGTGCGTATGCCTTAACCTTAAATAATCTATCTGACATACCGTTTACAACGATATCGATAAACTTTGGTAGAATTGGTATAGGTGTCCAATCTAAATTCAAATAAGATAAATCGCCATCGATAGATAGCTCGTTCTTATACTTAGCAACGGACTGCTCGCCCCTTGCGTACAATCTTAATCTGTGAAAATCCTTCCATTGACTATAAAATCTACATCCACTGCTATCCTTCTTGAACCACTCGTACTGAATGGCTTGGCCTATTTGTAATCCAAATTCTTCCGAAGCCTTTTCTTTATCCGAAACAAATTGGCTTGGAAATCCTGCGGATGTGATATTTATTTTTACATCTTTCATCTAATTATTTCACTTATTGTACCTGTATTACTGTATTTTGCAAAGTTAATCTTTATTTTCGACTCTTTTTTCTCAGGTAAATATAAGTTTTTTTGAGTTGCCATAATAGCAAGCCCCGAACTAATGGATGCGTCGTGCTTTGTCCTATCCGATATATCAAACCTTGCCCAATCCTCTAGCGTCCTTGTGAATATCATATCGCCCATATCGCCCGCCTCTCTGTACGTACCATCCATATCCATCCCCACGTACTTTTCTATGTACGACTCAATTGCAGAGGCGTGGGCCTGCTTAATATCTTCACTTGAGTTAGGTATGCCACCAAGCTCTCTTTCGGTCTTAGATAGGTTCGTATAGGTCTTATCGGGTCTGTTCATACAGTACCCTCTGTAGCCCCTATTCTTGAAGTGGTAAAGNAGTCTTGGCTTGTTGTTCTCTATCAAAATTGGCATACCGTAGAATATGCACGCCATCAGCACCTCNTCGTAAAATATCTCAGCCGTCTGAGGCCTTGCGACATACTCCAAGAAGAATGTGTTCACAGGCGCTTCATCCATATGGTATCCCGTTAGTCCGTGCAGCGCTCCGTTAGAGCCGCCACCACCAACAACACCCGATATGTCATAGCTGTCACACCCAAATGCACCAAGGTGGTCATTTAGCGGGTACTTTATTCCATTCTTAATGATGAACCTGTTCTGCATCTGTGGCTTTGGATTCCAAGATATCAAGAATCTGCCATTATTATTTGGCGAGAACACCACCGTCGTATCCTTTACGCCATCCTTCCAAGAGAATGAACCCCTTGTCAGATGATGCTCCTTTATCAGCGTGTCGTTGTAGTCAATCTGCTGATATATCTTAGTAAGGTTAAACAGTGACATCTTGCTCTCGTCCCTGAATGCGTGTGACTCAGTTCTTGGGTACTGCCTGTAGAACTCATTCAATGCATCCGCATCGCTCTTCATCGCATCCACCTCATTCTCCCAATACGTTATAGCACCCTGAGATATCATATCCCCGCTAATCCCTTCAATCGGCTCTTCGGGGGCGTAGAACACAGGCATACCATACCTATCAATGAATCCCTCCATATTCCACTCCATAGGAATGAATAAAGCGTACAGTCCGCTCTTGGTCTGTCCGTTTGCGCTCCTCTTATTTATATCTGAGTCCTCGTAAAGCTTCTTGAAGTTATCTCCACCCTTTGCTAATGCATTTGAGGTAGAACCCATCATACACTTTCCGATAACCCTGCTACCCAACCTTAGGCAGGTCTTTGTTACCCTCCAATTATTTAAAATATTATTTGGCTTAATCCATTTGCCCGACTCGTCGTGAACCAATAGCCTTAGCTTCTCTCCGTCGTAGGAGTTGTCGTCCGTGTTCTTCCAATCTATGCTCGTATCCAATCCATCGATATCATCGTTGGAGGTACTGTACATATTTTTCTTTGTAATCTTTGCCGCAGGCACTCTAAAGGCCAATTCAGTCTTAGGTTTATCCATACCATCCTGTACGGGCTTAAAGAAAAATGGAAGCCTGTTATAGATTGGCACAACCTTGTCGGTGAACATCTTCTTTGCGTCAGCACCCGTCTTGGATAGTATCCCAATCCTTGCATCCTTCGCCAATGTACCGATGTTATTGCACTCCGAGGATGACATATACGAGAAACCCGACCTCCTTATCTTGAGGTACGTCATCCCAAATGAACGAAAGTCAGCCTTGCACGCCTCCCAAAAAATGTACAGTATCCTATTCGCCTCCCTGAAGTCAGGGTATCCTATGTCAATGGANGACCACTGAAGGTACATATAGTGCGANCCNGTNATNTACGNANGCACTCCATTGCTCATAAACCAATACCCATTCTCCCTGTAGTCAAACTCAGCCTCTATGTAGTCAACCCACATATCCTTAAANTCAGTTGGCATATCGTTCCACTGAAAGATGGTCTGTATCTTATCTAATGGCTTTGGCAGCTCTGTCCTCTCCCAATACTGTTGCTTTGGATTTTTGTGTCTTTGAAGACACTCTTTTGGAGCTAATGGTAAAGCTACCTTTAGTCCTTGTATAGATATCACCTCTCCAATCTCTCCCGTCTTTGATATCACTATAACATCATACTTCGCATCGTACCCATATGCCCAAGACTTTGCTTTATTCTTTATCAATAAAACATTCTTTGGTATCAGGTCTACGACTACTGAGTATAAGTTATCTTGAGTTTCTTTCTGCAAATCCTTTTTTTGTTTCTGTTCTGCTTACCCCCTTGTCAATTGACTCTAGCTGTAGCTGCTCCGCCTCTATCCTGCTTAGAATCTCAAACGCATCAAATATAGCTAACTTTTTTGTCATCGCTGCGTTCTTGAGCCTATCCGCAGATAGCTCATCATCTGAGCCGCTCTTTATGATATCCTCCCTCGCAACCTTTATCAGCTGCTCAACCGCAATGTGACCCGCTGCTATTATCTTTAATTTAATTTCTTTTGATGTCATACTAAATAACCATACTGATGTGGTGGTCAAACATTCTATAAAGTTTTTCGCCATCAACATTAAATTCGTACTCCGTATCAGGCAGATATGTAACCAAATCACCCTGTTTTACGCCCTGAGACTTTAGGTAGTCATTGACTATAAACATCTTGCCGATTAATGGCTCTTCGCTAAATGGCTTGAATATATACGACTCAATAGCTGGGATTGGCTTAACAAAGCAGTACCTGTTGTACGCATTCCAATCCTTTCCATCGTAGTACATAAAGAACTGCTCTGCGTCCACAAAGAATAGGTCATCCTTAAAGTAGCTCCTGCCACTTCGCTGCATACCCCTCATATCATTGTAGTACTTAAATACATTATGGTGAACAAGGAGCAAGTCCCCTACCTTTATATTCCCTGAGTAGTTAACAGGCGTGCCGATTACCTCAGCGTATCTATTTGAGTAGTTAAAGTCCTCCTCCGATGTGCTGACTATAAAGTCAGTGCCACCAATTTTTTTTATGTTATTGTACCTTTTGCCATCTAATGGCTTCACAATAAAATCAAATAGTGATTTCATTATTAAAAATTTATGTTGAACTCAATAGAGATTGGCATAGAGCCATTGAACTCCTTCCAAAGAAAAATTTCTTTCTTTTGTGACTCAATCCATACCTTAATGGAATGGACATCAGAATCATACTTTATAAGGTGAATCTTGTACGCACCGTTAAGCACGTCCTGCCCTACGATATAATGCATCGCACTTGACTTGTAGTCAGGCCCTATAGATATCTTCCTGATGTCCATTTGATAAATTACTTAAAAAGCTCCATAGTTGGAGTAGAAGGCTCTTCTGATTTTTGAGTAATCTCACCTGTGTCAATGTTGATAGATGCATCCTTACCGTAAATATCGATAAGGGATTGCTCCATCTGAATGTAAGATAATCTTACCTCTTCAATCTTTTTAGTAATTACACCCTGATGCATTACTGTGTCTGCAAGCTGAATCTTTAGTGAGTTAAACTCCTGCACTAAGCCTCTAACTGTAGCTAATTCTTGGTCTGTTAATTTTGTCATTTTATTTAAATTTATTCAAGTTGTTGCAAATATATTATTTTTCTATTGATTTAACGCTATGGTTATCCTCAATTTTATTTAATACCCAATTCAAGAGCCTCCCAAATATGGATAGTGTCTTTGTTAATTGGTTCTTTCCAAGCACGCTGCTTATGGTCTCATCGGGGTCTCCGAATCTATGGCCGCCAACCTTAATAAGCACATCGTTGAATAGCTTGGACAGGTACGTATTACCCCTTTGGTCTTCTGCTATAGCGCACTTAAACAGATAATCATCTACCTCCTTGTATCCACTCTTGAATAGAGTGAGCAGTATTGAGTAAGTAAATCCAAATGGATATATTATATACGTTAGTATACGCGCTGTTAAAAATAGTATTAATCCGTTCATCTTCTTTTGCCTTGCCCTCTATATTTTTTTTCAGGTGGATTATTCTTTGAATGCACCCCCTTATTGTTTTTCTTCGCCTTTACCTTTATGGTACTTGTCGCATTGGTCTTTATCTTAGCCATTTCCCTTTGCCTTAATGTAGTAGTACCTTATGGCAAACAGTCCACTCGCAATAGCAATTAAACCTGCCAATAGACTTACGATAGGCTGTAGCTGTGTGCTAAAATGAGCAATGGTGCTTACAACACTTGTGGTAAACAATGCATCTGCGGTAGAGTCAGTTAGATTTGCCTTCATCTATCTATTCCTCGCTGTTCAATAATGCTAATGCACTTACGATGTTTGTTACTGCAATTAAATCATAGCAACCACTTTTGATTGCGATGTTTAATGCTTCGTTAATAATTTGTATTGATGTTTGTTTGTCCATAATTAAAAAGGCAGTGGTGTGTTATCAGGTGTTACAGGAGGATTGATTTGTGATTCAATTTGTCCGTCTAAACAAGCGGTTATGCTAGTTACTCCGTCAACGCCAATAGTTTCTTGCACCCAAGCAATAACAATGTCGTTGGTAAGGTCTTCATAAGGAATGTAATTAGGTTTGTCATTGTCGACTGTGAATTGACAAGAGTTTGAATCAAGAGTTGCAGAGTACGTTCCGTCTGTTGCAGATACGTTGTAAATTGCGGTTACTACATAATCAGATTCTGTTGCAAGATTGATTGTGTATAAATTTGTGGTTGTCCAAGTATAAGTTGTCATATGTATATATTTTTATGCTAATAAGATTTTTTGTGCTACTCCATTTATTATTACGTCCCAAGTTTTTGTTTGTGGTACGACTGCTGCGGTTACTGCACCCGTGGGTACGGCTACACTACCTGAAACGAATTGGTTAGCACCTGTTGACTGTGCTTGTCTACCTAAAACAACACTACCACCATTTACATCAATTGCATTATATCCTATTACAGTAGAACTTGATGCAGCAGAACTATTAGCACCTACTATAACACACGCTAAAGTGCTTGAGGCAATAGTATCAGTACCTGAACCAATTATTGTGTTCAATGTACCTGTAGTTAGTGTATCAGCGGCTTGAAAACCAATAGCGGTGTTTGAAGCACCTGTAGTAACGGCTAATAAACTTTGATAACCGATAGCCGTTGTGCCTGTAGCAGAGGTATTGGCTTTTGCTGCCTCGAAACCTACGGCGACGTTGTTAGATGCGGTATTGCTAAATAAAGCAGCACGACCTATTGCTACGTTAAAACTACCTACCGTATTTAGGTTTAAAGAAGCCCAACCCATCGCTGTATTGCTTCCACCACTTATATTGGCTTCTAACGCACCTGAGCCAAAAGCGGAATTTAGAGAACCTGTAGTATTGTTATACAAAGAGGCATTTACGTTTCCTGCGTGAAGTCCACCTACTGCGGTATTACCTGAACCTGTTGTATTAAATTTTAAAGCAGTAGTACCGATTGCCGTTATACCTATTCCACTCGTATTGGTATATCCTGCCTCGAAACCTACTGCGGTATTGTTAGAGGCTGTGTTGGAGAATAATGCAGTAGAACCCACTGCGGTATTATTTGCACCATTGCCACTATATAAAGCAAAATTACCAAAAGCAGAATTACTACTGCCTGTTTGCATTGAATATAATGCTTGTTGACCAAACGCAGCGTTATTTGCACCTGTGCTATTAAAATACAATGCGTTCCAACCCATAGCCGTACCACTCGCACCTGTAGTGTTTGAACGTAACGCTTGATAACCGATTGCGGTTATACCTGTTGCTGTGGTATTGGTAAACGCTGATTCGAAACCTACGGCTACGTTGTTGGAGGCGGTGTTGTTGAATAAAGCACTCGTTCCTATTCCTATGTTATTTGAACCACTTGTGTTATTTTTTACTGAATTAGTTCCTATTCCTATGTTAGATGCCCCTGTAGAGTTTCCTTGTAAAGACGCAAGACCGATACCTACGTTATTACTTGCATTTGTGTTAGCATATAAAGCATTTAATCCTATGGCTACGTTCTGACTACCTGTAGAGTTCGTTAATAAAGCAGAATCCCCAATGGCTACGTTTGATGCACCTGTTGTATTGCTTACTGCGGCAGAAGTACCTAATGCGGTATTTGATGCACCTGTTGTATTTAATTTTAATGCGTTATAACCGATAGCAGTTATGCCTGTTGCGCTCGTATTTGTTTTTCCTGCTTCGTAACCTACGGCGGTGTTGCCTGCTGCGGTGTTTTTGTTTAAAGCAGATGAACCAATCGCTACACTAAAAGACGCATTATTATCTTGTAAACTAGCATTTCCGATAGCGACATTATTTGAACCACTATCGTTATTGTAAAGGGAAAGTAAACCTACGGCTACATTCGATGCCCCCGAATTATTCCAAAACATACTTTCTCTACCTATCGCAGTATTGCTTATTCCTGTAGTGTTTTTGTTTAACGATTGATAACCTATAGCCGTTGTGCCTGTTGCGGTGGTATTCGCTTTTGCTGATTCGAAACCTACTGCTGTGTTGAAAGAGGCGGTGTTGTTGAATAATGCAGTCGTTCCTATTGCTACGTTAGATGCACCTGTTACGTTATTTTGTAAAGATTGTAAACCTATTGCTACGTTGTTGCTTCCTGTGGTGTTCGATAGTAACGAATTTAGTCCGATAGCAACACCCCCACCACCTGTGGTATTGAAAGTCAAAGCAAAAGCACCAACGCCTACGTTATTAATTCCTGTACTATTTGTCGTTAATGCTTGATGCCCGATTGCGGTATTACTGTTTCCTGTTGATAAACGTAATGCTTGATAACCGATACCTGTTAAGTTTGTTCCACTCGTATTGGTTAACCCTGCCTCGAAACCTACTGCGGTATTGTTAGATGCGGTGTTATATGCCAACGCAGTATATCCTACCGCTACATTTGAACTTGATGTCGTATTTGATACTAAAGCAGATTGACCAATCGCTACGTTATTGCTTCCCGTTGTATTTGCAAACATACTGCTTCTACCGTAGGACGTGTTAGAACTTCCTGTACTGTTTGCTTGTAATGACTCAGCACCTACAGCAGTATTATTACTTGCGGTAGTGTTTAAACGTAATGCTGAAAAACCTATTGCTACTATACCTGCACCACTTGTATTATTTAATCCTGCCTCTGAACCTATTGCTACGTTGTTTGATGCAGTATTATAGATTAATGCACCATATCCTAACGCTGTGTTATTATTTCCTGTTGTAACTGCACTTAGACTACCGTATCCTAAAGCCGTATTAGCATTTCCTGTACTCAACCTTAACGCTTGATAACCGATAGCAGTTATGCCTACTCCACTCGTATTGGTCTTTCCTGCTTCGTAACCTACTGCGGTGTTGTTTGATGCGGTGTTAAAAAATAATGCACCTCTACCGATAGCGGTGTTGCTTAAACCGACGATGTTACTTCCTAACGTATCATAACCTAACGCAGTATTTGACGTTCCTGTAGTATTTACAGCCAAACTGCGATAACCTATAGCGGTGTTGTCATTTCCTGTACTCAACCGTAAGGCTTGATAACCAATAGCAGTTAAGCCTGTTCCACTTATATTGGTTAAACCTGCCTCGTGACCTAATGCGGTATTGTTGGATGCGGTATTATTTAATAAGGCACTTTGTCCAACTGCTACGTTATTTAGTCCATCATTTAACCATATCTTCCCCGAAACACTAAGTTTCTGTGTAGGCGTATTTGTTCCTATCCCTAATCTGTTATTTGTATCGTCCCAAAAGAAATTAGCTGCATCTGATGCAAACCCACTTCCATTGCTAAACTGTATCGCACCCGATACTCCACTTGGTAATGTAGAAATTACTATATCACCACTACCAAGTAAGGATGTGCTATTTATTGTCTTTATGTTTGTGCCGCTTATCAAAGTTGGCTGTATGCCTGCATTCAATAAACTTTTGTTTTCCCAAAGTGAATTAACGCTATTGTACTGAATTAAATCTTTATCTATTGGTGTTGGGACTGCTACGTTATGCAACTCCCCTAGCTCATACCCATTGTCTACCTTAACGTATATCTGACCCTGTGTTATGTGCGCCCTAACAACATACCCAATGATAACTGTATGGATAGGTGCAGTAGGCTGTATATTGGTTACCCTTCCCGCTGTTGTTCCGCTCAGGTATAACACATCTCCATCCAACCAAGTCTCTCCCTGAAGAGAGCCTGTGGTATTTACATCTCTAACCAATCCACCTGTATTGATGAATCCCTCTTGATTATTAAGAATTGTCTCAGTAACAAGGCCTAACGTATCCTTGCTATTGGCATCGTTATCCGCTAACGCTAAATTAACCTTTAATCTATTTCCTTGCGCTCCTGATATTCTTACCGCTTGATAATTGGCTTCTAAAAAATCTGCTCCACTTTTGTTGACCGCTCTTGTTAATTGCTCTTGGCCAACCTGCAGCGTAACATTTCCCCCTTTCAGGGTTAGGTCAACAGTTCCATCTGTATTATTCCATCTCATAACACCAACACCCGCAGCACCTGTCGGTGTTTGGTCAAACTCAACCTGACCTGCCTTTAGCTCAAATTCTCCTAAGTTAACATCTGCTGTTGCTCCTGTGTATGGAACTTTTGCATCTAATGCATTTTGCAAGTCAGTCTGCGCAGATAGAGTTCCTGTTATATTTCCCCACGTTGCGCTACCACCTGCAACTGAATCTAATAGCGCAATTAGGTAGTCTTGGCCTACAACTAACTCACCCGTAGAGTCAATATGCGTAAGCGCTATTGTATAAAAATCAGGGTCAAGTACATCAACCGTAACTGAGTCCCATCTAAAGATAGCCCAATTTGAAGGGTTGAATGCGTTTGTGATTAGTATGGTATTGCCAATTAATGGCGCATTGTAGTACGTGCGTACGTCCTTTACCTCTTTTGAAAAGGCACTTATTATCCACTCAGTAATGCCTGCGAATGGTACGTTATCCCCTAAGGATGGGGTAAATGATATGGTAGACGCTAATCTAACATCATCACCCTGCACGTTCTGATAGGTATACCTAAGGTTTTGTGAATCTACTCCACCTGAGCTATTAATATACCCAATAACATTGTCAACGCTAAAGTTCTTTGTAGCATTAGCATTGTTTACAGAAGTACCAATCCATTTATCGCTTCCTTCTATATTTGTATCTAATGGGTACTGACTTATTCTTGACATATTGCAAAGATAATAAAATTAAATTATTACTTTATATCGCTTCGGGTATTATGCAGTAAGGCGATTCAGGAAACTTGTCGCAAAAGGTTTTCAAATATAAACTTTCATCGCCTGAAAAGGTATGCACTCCGCAAGGATTAGGGTAAACTTCAAAAGGTGTAAACTCTGTCGGTGGCTCGGTGTAGAATAGAATGTCAACCGCCCACTTGTTTGAAAGATTAATACACTTTCCTTCTTGGTCAGACTCTAAAC